CCGCTGGACCCGCTGGACCCGCTGGACCCGCTGGACCCGCTGGACCCGCTGGACCGCGCGGTCCTTCTGTAGCAGTTACTTCAGATTTGGTATTCTCACACTTTTCAACTACCTTAGCAATTAAATTATACAACTTTGTCTTATCGAGACGTACGCGCTTAATTTCATCCTCAATTTCTTCAAGAAGAGAGCTCATTGTAATATATATAAAGCGAAGATTATCTTTAAACCTATGATAGTGATAGGACCACATTTATTAACCGGGATTGGTCAGCATGCAACTAAATATACAAAATTATTCTCTCCTCACGCCGAGTATTTTCAATTAGGTAGTACATTACCAGAAACAGAAAATGCCCTGATATTCATGTTACCTCTCTCTCAACACTTAAAATATCTCGAGTACGTAAGAACCCGTGTAAAACATATCAGTTGTATGACTGTATGCGAGACGGAGACCGTACACGAAGATTATGGATTAATCATGAACGAATTTAAGCGTGTCCTGGTACCTAGTGAATTCTGTAAACGCGTATTTTCTAAACAATTTACAAATAACACGTTTGAAGTAGTTCATGCACATATACCAGAACCAATTAAACCGTACACGTTTTATTTCATAGGTAACGTGTTAGATCAACGAAAGAATTTTAAAAAAATATTAGAAGCCTTTATACGTTTAGACGAACCAAATACACGGTTTTTAGTTAAAGCGACATGTAATAGAGATGTAGTTATTAACACACCAAGAGTAGAGTTGATTAACGGTTTGATATCGGACGAGGAACTAGATAAAATTCATCTTAGGGGTGATTGTTATGTTAGTTTTTCGAGTTCTGAAGGTGTGGGAATGGGTGCCGTTGAAGCAGCTCTTCGCGATAAAGCCGTTATTATTACGAATTACGGTGGAGCACCTGAATACATAAAAACACCTTACACAATAGACTGTGAAATTCAAGAGTTGGAGAATGACGACTTTCTATTCAAAAAAGGTATGCAATGGGGCAAACCCAATTTTGACCAACTCTTGGAATTCATGCGATCAGCCTATATCAACGATGTACGATATATGGAACACGAACACACGAAAAACCTTACATCTAAACGAGAGATTTTACGAGAATTCTCTCTCTACATAACCGGCGATGAGTTCGATAATACCGGTAAAAATAGCCCCGGTAGTTAAAGATCCCTTCTGAGCAATCAGCATCATGTTTATATCATCAATAAAACCAATCCCTGTTGGTTTTTTGATTATTTCTGGTAACATTTTCGCAACAACTAAATAAACTATCATTGAAATGAGAACCGGCTTTAACGTTTCCTGGTCCATTGTTTAATATAACTCGATAAAATATTATTACATAATCTTAATAGGTTTACCTAAAGTTATAACTTTTCCACTAATAGAATGCTTTTTACAGTAACAGTCGTTAACAGCTTTAAACGAACACCTAGTACCTTTAAGTGTTAACGCCTGACAAACCCTGTCGACATGTTTCTGCTCCCGTGTTTGTGTTGGTACTTCATCTAACATAATAGCAGTCTGTGATCGTTTTTTATTTTCGTGTTTTTTATATGATTGCTTCATTTTAATGATACTCCGTGCCAAATGTTCACAATCGCTGTCCGGCCTGGACCTATTAAGCATCTTCATCGCACTCTGCATTGTTTCGTGTTGCATCATTCTTTGTGAATGATGAAAGATCAAATATCACGCAACAACTTAGGTGTAAAATTTGATTAAACAAAGTTAAAAATGATATCATATTACTATAAAATGCGTATGTGCTGGTATTATCAGTGTTATGTATGCGAGTGTCCATTATATCCCAAAATTCGTACTCGTGATAAAGATAACAAATTATTCATAAAATACTACAAACATATACGTCCTTTATTTACGTACAACAACGCGAAATACTATTCATTTGTAAAGGGGCTCACCGTTAAACCTGTGTGTTATTCGTGTTTTTCAAACAAACCAAAAGTTGATATTCGTTCTTTAAAAATGCGAGAACTTGGTCTAAAAACAAAGTTAATACAAAAATCAAAATCAAAATCGAAAGATGAAATTATGTTATGGTTTGATGGTCTATTGCGGAGAGCTATAAAAAATGGATTGGATATTAAGAAATGAACAACTTATCAACCTAAGTGTGATAAAAATTATTAATATGACCTAAGTTAGAGTTTTGGTTTGTAATAAACAAAGAATCATGGAGAGCGTTGAGAAACTCACGCATATCGAGCATGTACTTAAACGCCCCGACTCGTATGTCGGGCCAACTGATTTAAGTACAGAATCCTATTGGATTCTTAACGGTCAAAAATTTGAAAAAAAGAGTACCAAATATTCACCCGGCTTACTCAAAATTTTTGATGAGATCCTCGTCAATGCCATCGATCGCAACTCTATCCATCCCAAAAATACCAGCTCAATAGCTGTGACTATCGATAAAGTATCAGGTTCCATCACCATTGAAAACAATGGTCCACTGGGTGGAATTTCGGTTAAAATGCACGAAAAAGAAGGAATCTGGAACCCTGAACTCGTGTTCGGACACCTTCTCACGAGTACAAATTACGATGATAATCAAAAGAGAATTGTTGGGGGTCGTAATGGTTATGGAGCCAAACTTACGAACATTTACTCTTCAGAATTCTCAATCATCGTAAAAGACCACGAAACAAAACAAGTATACACACAAAAATGGTCGGATAACATGTCAGTGTGTGAACCAGCGAAAATCAAAAAACATTCGGGTGCCACGTCATCCGTATCGATCACGTTCATTCCCGATTGGAAAAGATTCAAAATGTCTAAAATGGATGATTCTATTTATAAGATTTTTGAGAAACGTGTATGGGATGCTAATATCTGCACGACTCCTAATTGCAAAGTCAGTTTTAATGGTGAAGCTCTCCCCAAACAAAGCTTTGAGGCCTACGCCAAAATGCACGAAGGTGTAGAAAATATACACTGCGCTACAAATGGTCGTTGGTCTGTGTGTGTCGGCCCATCTGAAGATGGTATGCAACAGGTATCCTTCGTAAACGGTATCTGTACCAGTAAGGGTGGTACCCACGTTGACCACGCTGCTTCGCTGGTCGCTGCAGGTATCATTGAAGAGATGGCAAAAAAAATTAAGCTCAAACCTCAACAGGTCAAAAACACCCTTTCTATCTTTGTGAAAGCAACCCTCGAGAACCCAACCTTCTCGAGTCAGGTCAAGTCTGAGTGTACACTCAAGGCACAAGACTTTGGCTCCAAGTTTGAGATGCCTAAAACCTTCGTAAAAAACGTCTTGAAGACGGGTGTTTCAGATGAACTCACAGCCTTATCAAAGTTTAAGGAAATGAAGGAACTCGCGAAAACCGATGGTGGGGCTCGCAAGAGTAAAATTACCGGAATTCCCAAGCTCGATGATGCAAACAAAGCCGGTACAGCTCAATCTGGAAAATGTACCCTCATCGTCACAGAGGGTGACTCAGCAAAGACCCTCGCGGTTGCGGGTCTCTCCGTAGTTGGTCGTGATCACTACGGTGTATTCCCACTTCGTGGAAAATGTAAGAATGTCAGAGATGCATCTGTTTCGCAACTTACAGGGAACCAGGAGTTCAACGACCTAAAGAAGATACTTGGTCTTCAACAAGAGAAAGAATACACCGATGTTTCGGAGCTTCGATACGGTAGGTTAATGATCATGACAGATGCAGATAACGACGGTTCGCATATTAAAGGTTTAATTCTCAATATGATTCACGCTTTTTGGCCAAGTCTTCTCAAATTGGGTTTCGTGGTGTCAATGGTGACACCGATCATTAAAGCCATGAAAGGTTCCCAGATCAAATCGTTCTATACGGATTCTGCATTCCGTACATGGTACGGGGACGGTCAACAGGGTTGGCGCATCAAATACTATAAGGGTCTCGGTACTTCGACTTCTGTCGAGGCTCGTGAGTATTTCAAGATTATTCAAGATCTCACCGTTAAATTTAACGTTGATGTAATGACGGATGAATCTGTTATACTCGCATTTGATAAAAAGAAGGCCGACGATCGTAAGACGTGGCTTCTTGAAAGTACCGCGAAAGAAGCAGGGGATCTAGAGGTACCTTATGGTAAGATAAAGCAGTTGGAAATTACCGACTTTATTCACAAGGACCTGGTAAACTTCTCATTGGCGGATTTGAAACGTTCTATCGCACATATGGCAGATGGTCTGAAACCATCACAACGAAAGGTCATGTATTCTTGTTTTCAAAAGAATTTGAGTTCTGAGATGAAAGTGGCGCAACTCGCCGCTTACGTAGCTGAAAAGTCTGCTTACCATCACGGTGAAGTAAGTTTGGCCGACACCATTGTCAAACTAGCAAACGACTACACAGGCTCTAATAACATTAATCTTTTGGAGCCATGTGGTCAGTTTGGTACCAGGTTGATGGGAGGTAAAGATGCCAGTCAAACTCGCTATATCTTTACGAAGCTGTCGAAGGAAACTCGAAGTATTTTTGATCAAAAGGATGACGCGATACTTACCTATCTCGACGATGACGGACGTTCGATTGAACCTGAACACTATATGCCTGTTCTACCTATGGTACTTGTCAATGGAACTGAGGGAATTGGAACGGGGTTTTCGTGCTACGTACCACCCTTCAATCCAGAAGATATCAAGGCAAATATCCTTAATTTTACGAATGGCCGAGAAATGAAAAAAATGAAACCCTGGTTTAGGGGGTTTAAGGGGTCTATCTTAGAACAAGATGATGATTCTTGGATCGCGCAAGGTGTATGGAAATGCATTGGGAATACCGTTAAGATAACCGATCTTCCTCCGGGTAGATGGACACAAGATTACAAGGAGCATCTCGATACACTTGTTGAAAAGAAAATCATCAGCGGTTTCACGAACAACAGTACAACGGAAAATGTCGATTTTATCATCCAGGATTATAGGGGTAAGGACGCGGTGAAGGATCTCAAATTACAAAAGACGATTAGATGCTCAAATATGCATTTGTTTCATCCGACAAAGGGTATCTGTAAATATAATTCACCTGGACAAATTTTGATTGATTTTATTAAACTTCGTATGGAACATTATAAGAAACGTAAGACACATCTCATCGAGACGACTAATAAAAAAGCCGAACTCTGTTCTCATCGAGCCCGTTTTGTTAAAATGGTAATCGGCGGTGATATAGTAGTGTTTCGTCGCAAGAAACAGGATCTCGAAAATCAACTTTCTACCTTGTTTCCAAAGATTGATAATTCGTATGATTACCTTCTACACATTAAGACCATAGACTACACGGATGAGAGAGTAAATGCATTATTCGATGAATGGAATAAACTCAGAGAGGAAGTTTGTTTAATTGAAGCTACCGGTTATTTTGAAATGTGGGAAACTGATATTAAAAAATTGTGAATATAGATAAGTATGGAGTTCAAGGGACCTAACGAAGGTGCTGTATTAACTCTTAATAGTATAGGTCAGCAGGATACATATCTTATTAATAATAATTCCGAACATTCTTTATTTAAATATGAAATAAAAAGACACACAGATTTTAGAAAATTTCATAAGAGTATAACCATTTCAAGACCCTCGTCAGCCTCTGAATCGTGGCCATTTGGAGAAAGTGTGAAGGTGAAACTTAATCCACAAAATATGGGTGATTTGTTATCAAATATGTATATACATATAAAACTTCCTGGTGTAGATTCAAATTCTAATATAGCTGATCAGGTAGGAAGACATGTAATAGAGTCAGTTTCTATGCGCGTAGACGAAATAGAAGTCGATAAATATTACGACGATTGGGGTATTATATACGATGAATTATATCTTGATGCATCAGAGAAACGTACAAAAAGATATACGATTAATAGAAATCAAGCCGACAACGATTCACATAAGAATGATTACATATTATCCAGACATCCATCGGAATTAATGATTCCGATACCTTTATTTTTCTCTCGGAAATATGAAGGTGGTGATTATGATTCAAATTCACCGAATAGGCCATATTTTCCAACATGTGCAATATACAAACAAAAAATAGAGTTTGATATAAAATTCAGACCCCAAACATTTTTTACTAATCATGGTACCGATAGTCGTACTAGTATATCGTTAGATAGTTTTGATATAATAACAGAAGAACAAATTATCTCATCAGAGGAACGCACATATCTAATGACTAAAAAACAGACGTTTATAACCGATATGGTTAAAAAGCACCCTACAGAAGAAACGGTTATAGGAGAAAATTCTATCAAATTACAATTAATTCCTAATATTCCAGTAAAAACATTAAACTGGTTTTTACGAAAAACTGAATATGAAGACGAGCGTGAGCATGGAAGTACATCACCTTTACCAGATATAGACGCAAAAGAACGAAAATTTTCAAATCGTTATAATTTTTCCACCTCTTCTACACACTCATCAGATAATTCATTCTTTAATACGCCGTTAGAATCTGCTAAAATTTATGTAAATGGACAGGATTTACCAAATATACCACGTCCAGATCACAACTACTTTAAATACATCGTTCCATATAACACGCGATTATCTAGACCAGAACGAAATATATACACATATGCATTCTCGATGAATCCGATTAATGTGGAGCCATCGGGAAG